TTCCTCATCTTGGTCAAGGAGTACTTCATTGACCCTGAAAGCAAGGAGATTGCGTTTTATCGCGTCAAGGAAATGATTCGTGGTGACCCCATCTTCATGCGCATTGTGGCCGACAAGCGTGGTGTGCGCGGTGGCCGATTCAAGGTCTGCATCATTCATCGTGACGAAGTGAAGACACACGCTGACGACAAGGTGTGTGAAAAGTGCGGTCGTGACCTTGAAGACGTTCACTACGTCAATATGGCCGGTAGCGGAAAGACGCAGTACTTCGTTGAGGGTGAAGTGATTCACGTCAGCAAGTACACCCCGTCAAAGTTGTACGGACGCAGCCCGGTCAACACCATGTGGCGTCAAGCCATGACACTCACGGCCATGGACAATTACATGTACACGGCCTACCAAAAGCGACGGATGCCCAAGGGTATCATCTCGGTGACTACGGACAACCTTGAGTCCATGAAGTCATTTTGGAAGTCCGTTGACGAGAAGATGGAGCGTGACCCCCACTACATTCCCCGTGTTGGTATCGAATCGCAAACCGGCAAGGGTGGCGTGAATTGGGTCAAGTTCATGGACACCTTGGAGGAAATGCAGTACATTCCGGTTCGTGACGAGATTCGCAACAGGATTGCCGCATTCTATGGTGTTTCAAGCATCTTCATGGTGGACACCGGCAAGTCAGGCGGTTTGAACAACGAGGGCATGCAGATTCTCGTCACCAACCGTGCGGTTGAGTTCGGTCAGAAGGTGTACACCGATGTTTTGTTCCCCCGTCTGCTCAGGCAGATGAACGTCAGCGATTGGAAACTCACCTTGTACCCCAACGAGGAAGAGGACGAGATTACTCGTCTGCGCCGCGACGAGCAGGAACTCAACGTCGCTCAGCGCATGGCTCAGTTGGGCTTCCAACCGGAACTGCTTGAAGACCCGGCCAACCGCGACATTCGCTTCGTGTACCGCAAGCCACAACCGCAACCCGGTATGCCGGGTATGCCTCCCGGTGGCGCACCTCCGGGTATGCCTCCCGGTGGTATGCCTCCCGGTGGTATGCCTCCCGGTGGTATGCCGCCGCAAATGGCAGGTGGACCACCGATGGTTGGAGGGATGCCTCCGGGTATGCCAATGCCACCGCCTCAGCCGGGTGGTCAGGGTGTTGGTCTGCGCAATCGAGGGCCTGCTGCTCCTGAGCGTAGGACGACCGTTGGTAGTGGCGCACCGGTCAGCAGCGTTCAGCAACGCGGTCCGCAGCCGAACCTACAAGAAAACGTCAGCAACGCGCTGATGAACGCCCGAAGGCCTCGCGGTGCCTAAACCTTGATAACCGCCCCACGACTGCACAAAGCGAGGGAATCTCATGGACCTCTTGAAGATGCACCCAATGGCCCGAAAAATGGAGCAGGCTCAGCGAGCCTTCCTGACCGCTCTTGAGAGTGGTGATGGAAGTCTTGCCAAGGAGCATTTGTCCGAAGTCAGCAAGTTGAGCGACTTCCTCCTTGAAGACCTCAACACCGAGATTGCCAAGTCCCAAGACGTTCTGCCGAACGCGCAGGGTCCGAACGACCTGTTCGCGGGTGGTGTGCCTGTGCGTAAGTTCGTTTCCGAGCCGGAGACGGTGACCCTTGAGGGTACTCGCCTGCCCGGTATCATTTCAAGCGGGCACCGTGGTTCCCGTCTTTCGCCCGCTCAGGGTACCTTCGGTCGTTGGGGTTGAATCCAATGAGTGACGCATCATCGGCTGAGCAACTGATGACCGTCCTTGTCACCAAGATGGAGAGCATGGACAACGACCTTGCACTCCTGAAGGCTGAGAATGAGCGACTCAAGAGCCTGATTTCATCCCCCGCCGGTCTGTTTCGTAAGGCCGGTTTTGTCCCGGTGTCCACGCCGTTCACCGACGACCTGATGCCTGACCCTCTCCGTATGGACATTGAGGGCAACTCTATCCTCAAGGGTGGTCCGGTTTCGTCCATTCCGCAGACGAACGAAGAGTTTCACAACATGTCGTGGGAAGACATTCACGAGATGGCACAACAAGCAAAGGGGGCACCTGAATGAAGCCACGACCCGTTGAATCCGAAGTACTGACGAAGGCCCGTGACATGGCTGCCCGCCTTGATGCCTTGGAGAAGGCCAAGTGTGATTGTGGTAAGGAACCTTGCGAGTGCAAGTCTTGCCCCAAATGTGGCGGCAAGATGGCAAAGATGGGAGGATGCATGAAGGCCGGTTGCGGTTCTATGCAGAAGGCCGACGAACAGGTGAAGGAGAAGATTACCGAGGTGAACCCTCACTTTCTGACCGAGACGGGCGGACAGACGCGCACCGCGTACTACTCCACCCGTGACCGTCCCATTGAGACGGAGGACCACAAGCCCAAGCGTGCCAAGGACGGCAGCAAGGTCAGTCTTGAATCCCTTGGGAGCCGGATGAACCCGCATGAGGGAACCGGTGTTGACCGTGAGGATGCACAGGGTGGCTCCCCTGTCAAGAAGTCACCCGCGAGTGAAATGCGAGAGGCTGCTGAACAGGGTGCGCCCATGGTCTGCGGTCTGTGCGGCGGTACTGAAGACACCGGTTGTCTCGCCCATGGTGGTATTGACCTCATGGCCTGTCCGAAGTTCAAGCCGCTCCGTTGAGGGGTGGTCTTGTGTCCTACGAGCAGTTCGACCATGCGACGGTCAACCTGCTTAAGTCGCTGAGCGACGGGCTTGATTTGGAAGAAGCCGCTGCTGAGTACATCATTGCATGGGACTCGTTGCAGAAAGCCCCATCCGGTGATGCATCTTACGTGCTGCTTAAGCGCGAGGCTGAAAACATCATTGAAGGCAAGAAGCGGGCAAGTGCTGATGCATACCTGCTTGGGTTTGACCCAGTAGGTGAGCCAAGCCTGCATCCGTGGTACGAAGGACTACAATCGGTAAGCGACCACAAACACGGACACGCCTTTTGGCCGACGTACAACGCACCTGTTGGTGCGCCCTACCAAAACGAAAACTTCCCCTTCCATCCCATGCATCACCCGCTGCTGCGTCAGCACGCGGTGAGTGGTAAGCCTGCTTTCGTTGAGGGTCTGCGAAAGTTCGTTCTTGGAAAAGGTGGACACGCACAAGAAGAGAAAGAAATGGAGCAGGCTTGGCTTGCTGAGTTGGCGGGAGAAAAACACCCTGTCACCCACGGCTACAAGCCTGACCCAAAGGACCCCACCCGTACGATTCCAATTGTCGGGAACCTAAACGAAGGCATGTCGGATGATGCGAAACATCAGGTTGACCTGTACGAGCGGGACTTCAGGCGTTGGATGAAAGCCAATCCTGAGCGTGAGGACTATTGGCGCACGCATCAGGCTGAGATGGTCAAACGTGGGTACGAAACAATTGACGATGCTTTGCGCAACGAGCATTTTGATTCACGCTCAAACGAATGGATGAGCGAAGACTACGCCGAAGACCCATATGCGGGTGTGTCTGTACCTGAAGGGCTTGGGCACATGGGCTACATGCTTGGTCTTGAGTGGTTTAGCCCTCAAGAGCGGCAGGTGGTGATGGACGCTATCAACGAAGGTACGGTTGGTACTGAACATAGCAAGAACATCACGCTGCCGGACGGAACCAAGGTTCCCACGGCTCGATTCATTCACAACATGTTGTACCGCATGACTCCTGAAATGGATTGGGCGACCCGCAAGCCCAAGCACTTTGGTCGCAACGCTGCCATGCGCCTTGAAAACAACGAAACCGACTACGCTCAAGGTGAAGAAGGTCGTTTCCTTCAGTCTGCTTTGGGCAAACTCAGCCACTACTCTCGCCTAACAGACTTGGGTGGGGACACCCTCTTCGGTGCAATTCGTGACAAGATTCACGACATTCATGGTATTGACCCTGAAGACGATGAAACGATTGAGGTTTTGGAAAACCTACCTCGGTTTGAAATTGGGAAGAATCAACATCTGCTCAACGGCAAAATGGATTGGAACGATGTGGTCGAAGGTTCATGGGGGCACTTCAAGGGCAAGAAGCGCGAACCTGAGAAAGTACGCATGACCATGGACGACCTGTGGTTTTTGTCAGGCTACGACCCAAACACAAAGCAGGTGATGCCTAACCATCCCATTTACGGTTCTCAAAACGTGGATGAACCGTTCATCAACCGTGATACGTTGGAGGCCATGGAAAAGGAAGCAGGTAAGCACAAGGGGCTTGAGCAGCAAGCAAAGTCCATTCGTAATCATCTTGGTTTCCTCAAGAACTCATTTGGTCCCTCACCGTTTGACAAGAACATACCCTCCTATTGGAAGTTTCATCCAAGTGGTTATTCCTACGGTCCGGGTCGCTTTTGGTCCCATCCCTTTGACATTGTTGGTGGGCAGGGTATGTCCCTACCTACCTACCTCGACGTGGTGCATTCACCGCACGCTGACGAACAAGGCAATTCATTCATGCTGATGGGTGAAAGTCAATCTCAGCAGAACATGCCAAACATGGCAAACCATCGCCTCATCAATCACTTCCTTCCTGAAGTAACACAGGCCCGTGGTGAGTACGAGGTGATGGGTGAAGAAGGGAAGGTGACCGGTCGCTTTGTCCGCCATACCCCTGCGTTGTTAATGCAAAACGTCCTCTCACCTACCAACGTCACCCGTGTGTTGGGTGGACGAGAAGGCTCGACGTTCAAGAACAATCACACCGATTTTAAACACTCTTTCTCACCGTTGTACGAACTTACCCTTCGTGACTTCAATGAACGTGGTGCCGACATTTCATCGGTTTTGCCCGCAGGTCTGAAGACGATGGATTCTCGGTTGAGTCACAACCAATTCCTTCGCCTTCACCCTGAATCAATGTACGGTGCTACTCCCGGTGAGTTCACAATGGCGAAGGATGCGCACCGACAAGCATTCGGTCTTGGGCACATTTTCCATCCGAACCAACCTTCAACCAAGAGTGTACTTAGCCATCGTGACTTGGTAAATGGGGCACCGTTCACGGCAGGTGAATCCCCTGAAGACTTTGAGAGCATCATGGGATGGGGTGGCATCAAGTCGCCAACCCTTCAACGTCTCAAGCAGCGTATCATTGAGTTCCCGTCGGATGCTGAAGCGGTGCAGACCGTTTCCATGGTAGCCCGAATGCTCAACACGGACAAACCACGTGAAGTGTGGAACTATTTGTCTGAGGGTGATTACAAGGAACTTGAGAACTACTACAACGAAGCACGTGGCGGCGGTTTCTCTTCCGAGCAAATCAACAAGTTGGTTGAAGATGCCAAGGCGGTTATCCCTGCTTGGTCCGAAGTTGCTCGCCAAAGCCTGTCTTCGCAGAAGGGTGCGGTCAAAGATTCACCTGTTCGTGGTGTTGAACACATGCTCGGTATGGGCGGTGCAATGCCTGCTCTTCAAGAAGAGCAGCGTTTGCAGGATGAAGTCGAGTACTTGCAGAACCGGCTAATTGAGCCAACCGAAGAAGACGACGTTGACCTGCTGCGTCAGCAGTATGAGAGTGCGAAGCAGCAACTTGTTCAGTTGCAGATTGACGCACAGTCGAAAGCACTTGGTACCACGAAGAAGACAGGTTGGTGGAAGAAGGAACAGGAAGAGCATGAGGACTTGATGAACGCTTCTCGTTCAGCGGTGTCTGAGGTTGCCGGTCGTCTCAAGGAGATTTGGGAGAAAGAAGACCCATCTGCCTTTGACCCTGCTAATCCTGACAAGGCACTCGCCAACACGCTGCGTCTGTTCCATGACGCTGAGCGTTTCATCATGAGTGTGCCTCACGAAGTTCACGGTGTTACGGGCCTTGGGTACGGCATTCGTGAAGAAGAGCCACAGGTGCGTCAAGCACAAGACAACTCGATGTACGCCAACATCGCTCAACACATGGGCGAAAACGGCTACACCCTCTATGGGGCGGAGTCACCCGAAGAAGTGTTGGATGCACTTGGCATCGAAAACACACCTGCTGCAAAAGAGCATGCACGTTCTATCATTGATGAAGTGCGAGAAAGTGGTCAGCCTCGGCAACTCAGCACGATAGGTAATCTGCTGACAAGTGGTGCTATCGGTGAAATGACGGTTGGGAACCGTTCCCATGACGTATCACACCTGCATGAACCGGAGGAAGGTTTCCTTGAGCAGAACATCGCTGACTTGGAGGGACAAGACGAAACTCGACATGCGGTTCACACCCATGGGTATTCTGAGGGTGTCAAGAATCTGCAACAAGGTAAGTACCAAGGTAAGTTGGGTGAGTGGCGTGGTCACGACATTCACACGGCACCGAGAACACTTGCACAGATGATGAACCCCCAAATGTTTGATGCTTCACTCAGGCAGCAAGGACTGAAGTTGCATCATGGGGACATTCACGGTGCGAAAGGTCAGAACAAGAAGACCTTCGGTTGGACCAATGCAACCACGCGCAATTACGCAGACGCCATCGTTTCCTATGACCCAATGAGCGGTGGTGTTGCACCTGAGCAGGAAGTCACAGAAGCCCGCTTCAACCGTGGCTACTACGGCGGTATGCCGCTTGGTGCGGTCAATCCCAACCACAACACCCTGTATGCACAGTACAACACAGGCAATGCGGTTCACTTCCGTGGAGACAGTCACATGCCGACCGGTGGCTTTGAGTTCACCGATGATGGTCGGGTCGTGTACGGTGAAAACGTGGGACCGAGCATGTTCTTGCAGGTTCCTCAACCTGAAATTGAGAAGGTGTTTGGTAAGGACTACTTCAAGCAAGTGTGGGACAACGCTACCCCGCCTACGGACCTATCATCCCCTCAGACTCGGTTGGAACAGAACATGGAGCCAACCAACGTCAATCCATCAACGATTGCTACATCGGAAACGACCGACCTCATCAACCGTCTGATGAACCCGGACACGTTCTTCACCAAGGAAGATGAATCCGAATGGGTCGCACCCATCCGGCCCATGCACCGCATCTTTGACCTGACTGACCTGCAACACCTTCGCGGCTTCAGCAATTCTTGGGCCGTGTCCAAGTGGTACGATGGAAAGCGTGTCATCATCGTCAAGAACGGTGACGAGATTACGGTGCTTGATGAAAACAACCGCAAGGTCAGCGTGAAGAAGAAGTTCCGTGAGGCCTTGGAACAGTTGAACGACCGCAACTACACCCTCGATGGTATCTTGGGTGACGAAGAACTCAACATCGTTGACATTGTGAACTACGACAACAACAACGTGTCCGACATGCAGATGCATGAGCGACTGAAGGTGTTGCGCAGCCAATTCGATAGCCGCGAATGTGTCATCATTCCCGGTCCACACGATACCAAGATGACCGACGAGGAAGGTCTTGAGGAAGCGGTCAAGGGACTGCAAGGTGAGCATGAGAACATTTTGCTGCGTGATAGCAAGTCCACCTACATGCGTGGCGAACGCCGTCATCCGAAGTGGGTACTGCTGCGTCCAAGCCGCGACTACAACTTCATCATCCTTGACCGCAGGGGTACCGGCCCCTACACCTACCAACTTGGTGCAGGTCCAATCCTTGATGGGTCGGTGCTTGGGAACCGTGCGGTGGAGTACAAGGGCAGCGACTACATGGACGTAGGTACGGCTCGCAACCAACAGAAGGCGTTCAAAGTTGGTGACATTGTTCGTGTCTCCATCTCAGGTGTGACCAAGAAGGTGCGTGGTGGGCGCAACGTGTACGACATTCACGTGCGACAGATTGAGGGTGACGGTGAGGGTGAAGGTGCCGCGAGTGCAGAATCCCTTGACTTGCTCACCAAATCGTTTGCTCCCACCTACGTGCCCTTTGAGATTGAGCAGACCGATACAGGCATCACCCTCTCGTTCAACGACATGGATGATGTGACCTACAAGGTTGAGAAGTTCAACGATGCATGGTACGTTCACTCACCCAAGTCCACCCTTGGTGACCTGTACAAGAGCGATTACCCTGTGCAACTTGCTGAGTCCCTTGCTCCCTATTGGTCACCGTTTGTGCCGCTGATGATGGAGAACGTCTTGGTCAAGATGGAGGGGAAGGTTCCCAATCTTGAACAACAGGAAGAAGAATCGGCGGGTCTGTTGGAAGAGGACGACGAAGAGCGGCTGCTCAAGCCACGTACAAAGAAGGCATTGGACCTGATTTCTCGCACCCTCGATGTGTTGGCAAAGGAGCGCATGACGTGGACAGGACCGAAGGGATTGGGTATTGACCTCGCTACACCTATTGAGTCCCCACACGGACCAACTAAGGTCACGGACGAGGAAAACCTCCCTGATTACGACCCGAAGGGGGTCGGTCGGCGGGCCGTGGACAAGAAGCGCACAGAACACGTCGTTATTCCTGTGGATGGCGAGCAGTCTGTCGTTTTGGACTACGAAAACGACCAAGCGAAGGTGTCACCCGCGTAGTAGGGCTTTATGTACCATAACGTAGGATGGGGAGGCAATGCTTACGATTCAGCGACCTGAAGTCGGACTCTCGCTCCTGAAGGGCGGGTCCGACCTTGTGGTTGCCGGATATGCGTCCGTCGAGTTGGTGGACAAGCAGGGTGACCTCATTACGCGGGGTGCCCTCAAGGATGCCTTTGACGGCTTCATGAAGAGCGACAAGTACCGCAACGTGCAACTCGCTCACTCCAACATTCAAGTCGGTGAAGTCATTGACTCCTACGTGGACTCCAACGGTCGCATGTGGAAGTCCGAGTGTGACGACACCGGCATGTTCGTCGTTGTGCAACTCCGCAACGACATTGAGAAGGCCCGAGAGGTTGCTGCGGAAATCCGCAAGGGCAACCTGCGCGGCTTCTCCATTGGGGGTCAGGCGTTCAAGCGCGTTCGCAAGTCTGACTCAATCCACGGAGATTATCAGGAAATCTCCAAAATGGAACTCCACGAGATTACGATTTGCGAGAAGGGGATTAACCCTGAAGCGCAGTTCAGCATCTTGAAGGAGGACACCACTATGAGTGCAGACAACGATTTGACCGACATTATGAGCCGACTTGAAGCCCGCCTCGATGCGATGGAAAAGGGCGAACTTCCTCCTGCTCTCCGTGAGAGCATGAAGGAAGAAAAGAAGGAGTCCTCGGACTCCGAAGAAAAAGAGTCCCAAAAAGACAAGAAGGAGGACGAAGACATGCCTGAAGATATGGAAAAGGGAGAATATAGCGACGTTATCACCGCTGAATACCTCTCGTGGATGGAAGACACGCTGAAGAGCGCGGGTGTTGACACCCACGCGGCCCGACTGCACTTCGACCAAATGTCGAAGGCTCAGATGGGCGGTTTCGACAACCCCGACTCCGTGGACGGTGCCGAGTACTTCGCCGGTCAGGTTCGCGGTCGCGGTCAGGAAAAGGGTAGCCCCTCCACGGGTGCCATCTCCGCCCTCACCTCCGGCGGCGGTCGAGAACCCTCCGGTGCCCTCGGACCTGTCCAACTCGGCAAGTCCTACGTCACCGACGCCTCCGACGCTGACATTGAGGCTGCGTACGAAGTGTACAAGGCCGCTGCGCTTGAGCAGGCCTTCCGTGGCAACCTTGAGCAGCAGTTCTCTTCCCGCTTCTCTCAGGAGATGCAGGTCGCCAAGGCTGAAGCCGAGCGCAACCAATT